TACCCGATGGCCGGGTGGCAACCGCCAAGCAAAGATCTGCACCCGATGCGGCAAGCAGTTCACTTCGACCGGCCCGGCCCAGCGGTTCTGTACCCAGGATTGCCGCGCTGGGACGCGAGCCTGCGAGTGGTGCAAGACGGAGTTCCGCGTCCCGCTACCGAAGGGCAAGCGGCGACCCCTGAGCCCCAAGCGGTTCTGCTCGCGCGCCTGCCAGTACGCTTGGCGCAAGGAGAGCATCGTCCGTGATCCGACCAACCACCGCCGAGTCAACGACGAGGGCTACGTCGAGATCAACGTCGGGCCGCCGCGAGGCCGGGTGAAGGAGCACATCCTGGTCATGGAGCGGCACTTGGGTCGCGAGTTGCTCCCTGGCGAGAACGTCCACCACCGCAACGGCGTCCGGGCGGATAACCGTCTGACCAACTTGGAGCTATGGGCCGTTCACCAGCCGTCCGGCCAGCGCGCCGTTGACCTGCTGGCCTGGGCTGAGGAGATCGTGGCCCGCTACGGCCCGGAGCGCGACAAGCTCTAGGGAGGCCCGCCCCAGGTCACGCGAGTTCCGGACTCGTCGCGGTACTCATGCACCGCCATCAGATCCCGCGGTGCCGCCTTGGCTTGGTCATGGGTGACGACCTGAATCTGTACGACGTAGTGCTCGTGGTGCAGGCCGGCTGAGTGACCGACGGCTAGCTGGAGGCGGCCGCCCGGCAGGCCATGCAGCACGATTCCGTTCTCGGTGAACATCGCCGTTACGGGACCCTCGAACACCCTGCCACCTCCCCTCGTGTGCGAGGAAGTCTATGCCCAGCACCTACGACCTCGGCGACTCGGTCTCGCTGAAGTTCACCGTCAAGGTCAAGGACCCGGTGACCGGCGTGGAGACGCTCACCAACGCCACCGTGACCCTGACGCTGACGGCCCCGGACGGCACCCACCCGGCCGCGTCGATCACCAACCAGTCGACCGGCGTCTACACGGCCCCGGTCGCGCCCGACCAGGCGGGGGAGTGGATCTACCGGTGGACGGCGACCGGTGCGGCGACCACGGCGGAGGACGGGTCGTTCCTGGTCGAGCCGAACCTGGCCGGCACGCTGTACGCGACGGTGGGGGAGCTGCGGGAGGCCCTCAAGGACGACACCGCGCTGCGGCTGGACGCCGGCAAGCTCGAGCAGCGGCTCCGGTCGGCGTCCCGCGCGGTGGACGACTGGTGCTCCCGGCCGCTCCACCGGTTCTGGCTCGACCCGATCCCGACCTCCCGCACCTACCGCACCCGCGACCTGTGGTGCGCGTCGGTGGACGACATCGGCTCGACGACGGGGCTGGTCGTGAAGACCGACAGCGACGGTGACGGGGTGTTCGAGACGACCTGGACCATCGATACCGACTTCCAGCTCGAGCCGCTGAACGCCGCCGGCAACGGCGGGGCGTACCGGTGGAACCGGCTGGTGGCGGTGGGGTCCAAGACGTTCCCGTACCCGCTCGGCTACGGCAGCCGGCCGACGTTGCAGGTGACCGCGCGTCACGGTTGGTCGCAGATCCCCGATCCCGTCCGCGAGGCCACGCTGCTGAAGGCCATCAGGCTGAACCGGCGGCCCGATGCGCCGTTCGGGAACGAGGCCGGCGGCCTGGAGTTCGGCCCCATTCGCATCACGCGCGAGGATGCCGACGTGGTCGGTCTGCTGACGCCCTACCGCATCCCCACCGGGTTCGCCTAGGTCGGGAGGTTCCCTTCCCGCCGGAGTTCCTCGCGGACCTTGTTCCACCGCTGCTGCCGTAGCTCGCTGCGCGCTTGGACGCCTTCCGCGCGGAGCCGGTCCCTGATGGCCGCGCCTTCCCGGCCTTCGGGGCTGAACCGGTAGGCGAGCGCAAGCGCGCAAGCCGCAAGCCCAAGCAGTACGGCGATGCCGGAGAAGAAGCCAGCCCAGAACATACCTGTCGAGAACATGCAAGGAGTATCCCACGGCCACCCTCGCCCAGCTCCGCGCCGGCCTCACCGACCGCCTGGAGACCATCGCCAGCCTCAAAGGCATCTACGAGGATGCCCCCGGGCAGGTGGAGACCCCGGGCGCGGTGATCCGCATGGGCTCCCCGGCGATCACCTACAGCACCAGCATGGGCGGCACCAGCCACGATTACACCTTCTCGATCCTGCTGCTGCATTCCCTCGCCGACGGCGGGGTCGCCCAGGACGCCCTGGACGGCTACCTGGACGTGAGCGGCGCCGACTCGGTCTACGCCGCAGTCGGCGCCGCGCCGACGCTCGGCGGGGTGTGCGACGCGGCGACGGTCACCAGCGTGGCCAACGCCGGGCCGGTGGCGTGGCATGGGGTGGAGTATCTCGGCGCCGAGTTCCTGGTGAGCGTGCTGGCCTAACGGTTCCGCGTGAGCCAGTCGGCGATCTCTTCGGCTGCGTCATCGGTGGGTATGTCGAAGCTGCCAACCAGTGGCAGCGAGACACGCTCAACGGTGAGTCGCCCGGGATGCCAGTAGGACTCCGGGTAGGTCGGCCCGTCGCGGCCGACCGCTGGCTGCTCGGCCTCTGCACGCAGCGCCGCAGAGCCAGCCGCCAGCGCGGCCTCACGATCAGGTGCCTCCACCAGCGCACCGGTTGAGGCGGCGCCCACCCAGCCGTTCCATACGATCCACAAGCTCATGGGGGTGATCTTGGCCCGGCGATGGCTCGTAGTCCACCCCGGGCCAAACTGACTTCTCCGTCGCCGACGTGCATATCGGCTGGACGGAGGCGCTGCGGGAGCTCGGCGAGCAGGTCCAGGTGTTCAACCTGGACGACCGGCTGGCCGTGTTCGACAGCCTGTACCAGGAGGTCGGCAAGCTCCCCGACGGGACCCTGAAGCTCCGCAAGCCGTTCGGCCACGAGCAGGCGATCACCCTGGCCGTCCACGGGATGCTCGGCGCCGCGTTCCAGTGGTGGCCCCACGTCGTCCTGGTCGTGTCGGCGTTCTTCGTCCCGACCCAGCTTCTGGACCTGCTGCGGTCGCGCGGGATGCGGGTCGTGCTGTTGCTCACCGAGAGCCCGTATCAGGAGGACGAGCAGCTCAACCGGGCCGCCCACGCTGATGTGAGCATCGTCAACGATCCGACCAACCTGGACGCCTATCGGCAACTCGGTCCCGCCTACTACCAGCCGCACTGCTACCGACCCGCCCTGCACCACCCGGGTCCGGCGGTCGCCGAGATGGCCAGCGAGTTCTGCTTCGTCGGGACCGGGTTCGCCTCACGGGTCCGGTTCCTGGAAGCCATGGATCTCGATGGCCTGAATGTGCTGCTGGCGGGCAACTGGCAGGCCCTGGACGACGGGTCGCCGCTGCGCCGCTGGCTGGCCACCGACCCGCAGGAGTGCGTCGACAACGCCCAGACCGCCGACATCTACCGCAGCGGCCTGACCTCGCTGAACCTGTACCGCCGCGAGGCCGAACGGCCCGAGCTGGCGGCCGGGTGGGCGATGGGACCCCGCGAGGTCGAGCTCGCCGCCACCGGATGCTGGTTTGCCAGAGACCCGCGACCCGAAGGCGACGAGCTGCTGGGAATGCTGCCGACCTTCTCGGGGCCGGAAGAGGCAAGTGAGCAGGTCCGCTGGGCGCTCAACCACCCCCGCTCGCGGGACCTGGCCGCCCGGCAGGCCCGCGACGCCATCCAAGATAGGACGTTCACCGCCGCAGCCAAGCGCCTGCTGGAGCTGCTCGACCGACAGCCGGTCACCCGATAGGAGGATGCAGTGGCAAACGCAAGGTTCCACGGCCGGTTCGGCAGGGTCTACGTGGGCGCGACCGACGTGGCGCAGGCGTCGCCGCTGCCGTTCGTGGCCACCTGGTCGCTGTCGGCCACCACCGACAAGGTCGAGGTCACCGCGCTGGGGGACACCAGCAAGGTGTACGTCGCCGGGCTGCCCGACGCCTCCGGCGAGGCCGGCGGGTTCATGACCGACGACAGCGCGGTGCTGTTCACCGCCGCCGCCGACGGCCTCAGTCGCAAGACCTACATCTACCCCAACCTGAACGTGGCCGGCTCCTACTGGTTCGGGACCGCGTTCTGGGACGCCAGCTTCAACGCCGGTGTCGACGGCGCCGGGGAGTTCTCCGGGTCGTTCTCGGCCGCCACGCCGTTCCAGCGGGTCGGCTAGCGCGGTTCCTGCCCGGGTTGCTGCTCGGCCTGATCGCTGGGCCATAGCAGCGCGCCGACCACGAGGTTGACTGCCAGCAGGACGACGATCTGCGCCCAGCCCGGCCAGGGCAGCAACTTGACGCCCTGCCAGCTCAGCGCCATGAGCGCGAAGAACACGAACCATCTCATGGCGCTGAGCATACGCGCCCCCGCTACCCGCGCATCCTGCGAACGGCCTACGTCGAGGAGGCTCATCGGCCCATGCGGTTCGAGGTAAAGGACGCCGGCGACCTGAAGGCTGTCTCCCGGGCGTTGCGGCAGGCCGCCAACGGCAAGGATCTGCGCCGCAACCTCACCCGCGAGTTGCGCCGCGAGATCGCGCCGATGGTCGCCAAGGTCAAGGCCGCATGGCTGTCGGCGCCGTCGCAGGGCCACCGCGGCCGGAAGGGCCGGAGCCTGCGGCGGCTGCTGGCGTCAGCCACCCGCGGGCAGGTGCGGCTATCCGGCAAGGAAGCCGGCATCCGCATCCGCACCGACGGGCGCCGGATGCCCGACCAGATGAAGGGGCTGCCTGGACTCGCTGAGGGACTCGGCCACGCCGTGGACCGACGTGCGGGCCGCTGGCGGCACCCGGTGTTCGGCAACCGGGACGTGTGGGTTGACCAGCGACCGTTCCCGCAGTTCTACGCCGCCGTGAAGCCGGACGAGGCGCGCGCCCGCCGGGAGGTGGAGCGCGCGGTGGCGGCGGTGTTCACCCAGATCGCGAGGGCCAGATGACCGACAACGGGCAGGTCCCGGCGCCGCCCGGGAAGCTGCACAAGATCGACCCGGCGAGGCTGAAGCTGCGGGAGTTGGCCGAGGTCGAGAAGCTGCTGGGCCGCCGCATCGCCGGGGAGCTCCAGTCCGGCGACCTCGGCATGGACACCATGCAGGGGCTCGTGTGGGTCGAGCTCCGCCGCCAGGACCCGGCGGCGACGTTCGAGCAGGCCGGCGAGTACGACCTGGGGACGCTGTTCGATGCCTTCGCCGACGACGACGAGGCGGAGGCCGGGCCGCTGGACCCTACGAGACCCCCGTCACCCGCCAGCTCCGACTCCAGCGGGAACGGCGCGACCAGCTCGAAGGCGAGGCCGCCTTCGACCGTTTCTGGCGGCTGACGCCCGACCAGCGACGCGAGCTGACGTTGGAGGAGTACGCGGTGCGGGTGGAGCTGATGGAGCGCGAGGCGTATGGCTGACCGCGGATAGTGGCGTTGACCTGGTAAAATGCTTATGAGTGGCCCCCGCGCGACGGGCATCGCCGGGGGCCTGGCCGACACGACTGGAGCGTGCCGACATGCCGAAGGGTATCCCGGGAAGCCGTCCATCCGATCCGGTCCCGACCGCCCAGGAACGCTTCTGGGCGAAGGTCGACCGGGGCGGCCCCGACGAGTGCTGGCCGTGGACGGGCGCCATCCTCCGCAATGGCTACGGCTACTTCGCGGTCAGGCACGGCAGACCGATCTTGGCCCATCGCTGGATCTACCAGCAGGTGGTCGGCCCCATCCCTGAGGGGTTGAAGCTCGACCATCAGTGCCACAACGCCGATCCGGCATGCCCCGGCGGCTCGGCGTGTCTGCACCGACGCTGCCAGAACACGGCCCACCTTGAGCCAGCCACCACGGCCGAGAACAACCGCCGCGGCCAGGGCGGTGCTGCGGTCGCTGCGCGGCAGCAGGCCAAGACCCACTGCCCCGAGGGGCATCCGTACAGCCCCGAGAACACCTACCGCGACCCAGAGGGGCACCGGCACTGCCGCACCTGCGTGCGCAAGCAGGACCGGGAGCGCAAGCGGCGGCACAGGGAGCGCAAGCGGCAGGGCCGAACGATGTAACGCCGAGGAGGTGATGCGGGGAGATGGCTGATAGAGCTCTCCGCTTTCGACCTCCTGGGTAGAGATCGCACCCTCGGCCGCACGCTCGACCAGACCGGAGGGAAATTCAAGCGGTTCGGCGGGCTGGCGCTGAAGACCGGTGCGCTCATCGGCGGCGCGTTTGCTGGTATCCAGATCGCTGGGTTCTTCAAGGACGCGATCGACGAGGCGCGGGAGGCGCAGAAGGTCGGCCGGCAGACCGCCGCGGTCATCAAGGCCACCGGCGGCGTCGCCAATATCTCCGCCAAAGGCGTGGATCGGCTCGCCACCCGCCTGTCCAACCTCGTCGGCGTCGACGACGAGGTCATCGCTGCTGGCGCGAACATGCTGCTGACCTTCAAGGGCATCCGCAACGAGGTCGGCAAGGGCAACCGGATCTTCGACCAGGCCAGCGCGGTCATCCTGGACATGACCGCCGCCATGCACCAGGGGGAGGTCAGCCAGCAGGGCCTGGAGAAGGCCACCATCCAGGTCGGCAAAGCCCTCAACGACCCGATCAAGGGCATCACCGCCCTGACCCGAGTCGGCGTCACGTTCACGCAGAAGCAGAAGGACCAGATCAAGGCGCTGGTCGAGGCGGGCGACAAGATGGGCGCCCAGAAGATCATCCTGGGCGAGCTGAAGTCGGAGTTCGGTGGTGCCGCCGCCGCCGCTGCGGACCCGTGGCAGCGGTTCAGCGTCCTGATGGGCAACATCAAGGAGCGGATCGGCGCCGTGCTGCTGCCGGCGCTCGTCGGCGTCTTCGGCTTCCTGACCAAGACCCTGATCCCCGGGGTCGAGCGATTCGCCAGACGGCTTAGCGACGCGGTCGGGCCAGCGGTGAGCGGCCTGACCGGCGGCATCCAGGAGGGGTTCGACACTTTCAAGCTGGACGCCAAGATCTTCGGCCGCAACCTCGCCGCCCGCATCAAGGGCACCGCCAACGCCGTGATCGTCGGGTTCCAGGTGGGTCTCAAGACCGGGGACTGGGGCCAGCTCGGCGGGATCATCGGCAACATCCTCCGCCAAGCCATCGGCAACGGCATCGACCTCATCAGACGCGCCTTCGGCGGGGTGGACTGGTTCAAGGTCGGCAAGGAAGCCGTCTTCGTCGCGGTGCCATTCGCGTTGGGCTTCTTCGACGCCTTGCTGGATGCGCTGTTCAAGACGGCCAAGGAGCACCCGGGGGCAGCCATCGGCGCGCTGCTGGCCTTCATCCCCTTCGGCAAGCTCGGCGGCACCATCGCCAAGATCCTGGAGAAGATCCCGTTCGCGCGTGCCTTCGCGCCCCTGTTCCGCATCCTGGAGTCGGCGACCGCGCCGCTGCGCCAGGCCGCCGCCAAGCTCGGCGGCCTGATCAGTCAGGGACTCCGGGAAGGCATGGAGCGGGTCTTCCCGACCGCTGCCAAGACCGTCCGGGGGCGGATCGGCGACCTGGGCGCGTGGATCTCGCTACGCGCTGAGGCGTTCCGCAAGCTCGGCGCGCGGATGATCCGCCTCCTGGCCGCCGGGATCGGCGAGGAGATCGCCCAGGTTGTCAAGGACATCGGCCGGGTCATCGCCGCGGTCACGAGGCCGTTCCGGGGAGCGGCGGGCTGGCTGATCCGTCATGGCATCGACGCGATCCGCGGGCTGGTCCGCGGGATCGCGTCGGCGCTTGGCCTCGTGGGCCGGGAAGCCGGCATCGTCATCAGTGACCTGACGCGGCCGTTCCGGGCCGCTGGTGGCTGGTTGATCCGCGCCGGTCGCAGCCTGATCTCCGGGTTGGTCGGCGGCATTCGCGGTGCGCTCGGCGCCATCGGTGGGGTGCTGCGCAGCGTCAAGGACTACATCGTCGGCGGCATCAAGGATCTGTTCGGCATCGCCTCGCCGTCCACGGTCATGGCGGGGCTCGGACGCAACATCATCCTCGGGCTGGTCCGCGGGCTGGTCACCACCCGCAGCAGCCTCCAGGCGATCGTCAAGTCCATCGGCGGCGACGTCGTCGACTGGTTCGGCGGCATCTTCGCCGGGATCGGCCAGGGCGGCACCAGCGGCAACCTCCAGAAGCTCGCGCAGCGGATGGCCGCCGGCTACGGCTGGACCGGTACCCAGTGGAACGCCCTGCGGACCCTTGTGCAGAACGAATCAGGGTGGAACCCCAACGCCCAGAACCCCACCTCCACCGCGTACGGGCTGTTCCAGTTCCTCAACTCGACCTGGGCGTCGGTCGGGGCCACCAAGACCTCAAGCCCCGTGGGGCAGATCGCCGCAGGGCTGCGGTACATCAAGCAGCGGTACGGGTCGCCGTCGGCCGCCTACGGCGCGTGGCTGTCGCGGTCGCCGCACTGGTACGGCGAGGGCGGCATCTTCACCAAGCCGACCGTCATCGGCGTCGGCGAGCGCGGCCCAGAGGCCGTCATCCCGCTGAACCGCGGCGGCGGGATCGACTACGACCGCCTCGCTGACGCGATCGTGCGGGCGCTGGAGCGGCGGCCGCCGGTGGTCGCCGTGGACGACATCCACACCGGCCTGCTCGCCAAGAAGCGCCGCCAGGGCCGGGTCGCGCTCGGGCTCAGCTAGTCCCAGGCGGTGATGCGGCCGTCCGCCACCGCTCGGAACAGTTCCCGGACGGCACTCGGGACAACCCGGACGCCATCTTGCTCAGCCCGTATCGGGTCAAGGCCATGGGGCAGGCCATCGGCCCATTCCAGGTAGAGCCGCTCATGGGCCTGAAGTTGCTCGAGCCGCGCCTTGAGTTCGTCCAGCCGTTCATCCATGGCCGGGAGCATAGCCCTTGACCATCTCGCTCGTCGGGACGTTCGGCGCCGGCGTCTCCAGTGGCAATCCCGCCCCCGTCCTCCCCGCCGGGATCTCCTTCGGCGACGCCGTCGGCGCGGTCGGGATCTGCTCCAGCTCCCAGACCATCACCGCCCCGGCCGGGTGGTCGGTGCGGTCGGGGTTCCCCGCCGACGCCGGCAACGCCCGCTTCTACGCCTGGACCAAGGACGCCGTCACCGCCTCCGATTCCGGTACCACCCAGACGTTCACCGTGTCGGCGGCCAACAAGGTCATCGTCGAGGGCTTCGTCCTCCACTCCTCCAACGGGTTCCCGTCGGACTGGATCGACGACCTCACGTTCCAGGCGCACGACACCGCCGGGACCAGCTACACCGCCCCCTCCTCGGTGTCGACGGTGGCGGGCACCTGGGGCGTGGCGGCGGTCGGGTGCCGCGGCACCGACCCGACCGCCTGGACCCCCGCCAGCGGCCTGACGGAGCGGCAGGACCTCCAGCGCACCGGGTCCGGGGCGACCTCGCTGCACCTAGCCGACTCGAACGGGTCGGTTGGTGGCGCGTCCACCACCTGGGGGCCGTTCACCGAGTCCAACATCTCCACCTCGGCCGGCGGCGGCCTGACGTGGCTGGTGAAGGAGAACGCCACCGGCGGCGGGGGTGGCGGTGGCGGTGGCGGCGGGGCGATCTACCCCAAGGTCGGGTTGTGGGCCGACCGCGACGGGGTGTCATGGGAGAACGCCCTGGCGGGCCGCGAGGCGATCTACGGGCCGGTGCAGGGCCACTGGGCGCAGTACTTCGGGGCCGGTGAGGTACCGCTATCGGCCCCGGTCGTCGCCAAGATCAACGCCGGCAAGCTGCTGCACGTCTACTGGAAGCCGATGGCGGTCAGCGGCAGCGGGTCCACCTGGGCCGACGTCGCGTCCGGGCTGCGCGACACCCAGCTCGACGCCGCGGCCGCCTCGATCGCCTCGGTCGCGCCACGCACCGTGTGGCTGACGATCCACCACGAACCCGAGGACGACCACGCCAGCCACGGCGGTGGGGCGGGGTGGACCGCCGCCGACTACCGCGGCATGTGGAACCGGGTGCGGACCCGCTTCAACCTCGTCCCGGTCACCAACGTGGTCTGGGTGCTGGTGTGGCAGAACAGCCACAGCAATCCGAGCAACTTCTTCTCGGGTCCCGGCCAGGGCATGATCACGCTGTACGGCAATGATGGCGTGATGGACGGCCTGGTCGATGTCGTCGCCCAGCAAGATTACATCATCGCCACCACCCCCCCGGCGACGCTGGCGACGAAATGGCTGGAGGACCTCGAGTTCCTGGTCACCAACGCCACCGCCAACCGGAACTGGTCCTACCTGGACAAGCCGCAGGCGTTCACCGAATGGGGCGCGGACCTCGGTGGGGTCAACCGGGGGACGAACAGCCACCGCGCGCAGACCATCGACGCGATCCGCGGCATCCTCCCCGACCTCGCCAGCCGCAACGTCACCGAGATCAGGTATTTCGACGCCCGCACCAACATCATCGACGACCCCCCGTCGGTGGACGGGGTCGCGTTCCAGGCGCTCAAGGACGCAAGCGAGGCGGGGCAGTCGACCGGGCCGGTGTTCGTCGCCGGGGTCGCGCTGGCCCGCGACGGCGCCACCGTCACCTCCTCGTCGATCCCGTTCGTGCTGCCGACGGGCTGGCAGCAGGGCGATCTCGCGGAGGTGTGGCTGTCCACCAACAGCAACCCGACGATGTCGACCGTGCCGGCCGGGTGGGTGCTGGAGGAGGGCCCGGTCGCCAACTCCACCGTCCAGGTCGGCTGGCGGTTCTCCAAGGTCCTGCAGGCCGGCGAGCCTGACCCGACCTGGGTCATCAGCCAGGGCGTGCGCCCCTCGGGGCTGATGGTGCTGCTCCGGGGTGCCGACGGCACCACCCCCGAGCACGCGCAGGCGTCACTGACCGCGACGGCATCGGGGACCAGCCACGCCGCCGCGGCGGTCACCACCACCGCGCCCGAGGCGTTCCTGCTCACCGCCTGGCTGTTCCGGTGGGCCGACGCCTCCGGCAACGGCGGTGTGAACTACGGTACCCCGCCCGGCACCCATTCGACCGAGGCCACCGTCTCGGTGAACTCCGGCGCCAACCCGGGCGCCGGCGGCCTGGTCGCCTCGCTGAACGCCAACCCAGTCGCGCCCGGCAGCCACGGCAGCTACACGGCCACGGTGCCGGTCACAAGCACCGGGATCTGTGGGCAACTGGCGATCCTGCCCAGCAACGTCGCTGCCAACCCCAGCCTCACCGACACCGGCACCGGCGCCGACACGCTGTCGGTGGCGACCGGCGCGGTGCCGAAGACCCTCAGCGATGCTGGCGCGGCCGTTGAGAGCATGTCGGTGGCGGCGTCGGGGGCGCCTGCGGTCGGGTTCCCCACCCAGCGGATCGAGGTCGCCTTCGACACCCAGCCGATGGCGCCGACCCCGACCTGGACCGACATCACCCCGTACGTGCGGTGGCCGATCGAGCGTGGCTACGGCCGCCCCGACGAGTTCAGCGAGGTCCAGCCCGGCACCATCCGGCTGCGGCTGAACAACGCCGACGGCCGCTTCACCATGGGCCGCACCAGCGGACCCTACGGGAGCAACGTGAAGGTCGGGCGGCGGCTGCGCTGGTCGGAGACCTTCAACGGCACCGGCTATGTGCGGTTCGACGGCCATGTCGACGCCTGGCCGACCGCCTGGATCACCAGCTCCGCCGCCCACGCCGAGGCGCTGATCAGCGCGACCGACCGGCTGAAGCGGCTCGCCGGCGTCGGCGAGCTCCGCTCCATGCTCGAGGAAGAAACCCTCCGCGACACCCCGCTGGCCTACTACCCCCTGGCGGAACCGGACGGGTCGACGTCGGCGGCGTCGGTCGCCGCCACCACCCAGGGCGCCACCCAGATCCGCCACACCTTCGACTCCACCGGCGGCACCATCTCCTTCGGGCAAGGCACCGGCCCCGGCACCGACGGCCTCTCGGCCGCGGTGTTCGCCCCGGTCAGCCAGACCAACGGCATCTACCTGTTCGGGCCACTCGCCGGCACCTGGTCGAGCACGGCGACGACCCTAACAGCATGGTTCGCCACCACGGCGACACCCTCACCCAACGCCATGCCGATCTGCTCGCTGACCACCTCCGCCGGGGAGGCCCTCACCCTGGCGGTCTGGCTGGACGGGCGGGTCCAGTGGGGCTTCACCGGCGGCGGCGACCAGGTCGCCGGCAACACCTCCCCGGACAGCTACAACGACGGCGGCACCCACCACGCCGCCATCACCCTGTCACGGTCGGGGACGACGGTGACCGCGAGGCTGTACGTCGACGGCGCGCAGGTCAACACCGCCACCTTCACCTACCAGGCCCTGCCCGTCTGGACCCGCGTGGACCTGGGCGGCTCCCACGACGGCAGCTTCGCCGGCACCTACGCCGGCACCCTGTCCCACATCGCCGGGTACGCCACGGCGTTATCGGCCACCCGCATCGGCCAGCAGTTCCAGGCCGGCCACGATGGGCTTCAGGGGGAGCGCACCGACCAGCGCATCGGCCGCATCGCCGACTGGATCGCCCTGCCCGCCGCCGACCGCGCCCTGGACACCGGGGACTCCACCGTCGGCGGCCAAGCCACCCAGGCCAAGCAGCCCCTTGAGGCGATGCGGGAAGTCGAGCGCACCGAACAGAGCGTCCTTTTCTGCAACGCCCAGGGCAAGCTCGCGTTCCAGCGGCGCTCGCGGCGCTACAACCAGACCCCCGCGCTCACCCTGGACGGCGCCGCCAGCCACATCCAGGTCGGCCTCGGCTTCCCCGGCGACGACTTCGGGCTGGTCAACGACATGACCGTCACCCGCGCCGGCGGCGGCGGCGGCCGCTCCGTCAACCAAGCCTCCATCGACGAGTACGGGCTGGCCCGCGACTCTGCGGAGATCGTCAGCGAAACCGACGACGCCGCTGCGGCGCTGGCGCAGTGGCGCACCTCGACCTACGGCGACCCCCGCCCGCGGGTGCCCAACCTCACCGTGTCGCTGCTGCGGCTGGCCCGCCAGGACCCGGCCAAGGTCGCCGCCATCCTCACCCTGGAGCTGTCCAGCATGGTCCGGCTGTCCAACCTCCCCACCCAGGCGCCATCCTCGACGCTGGACGTGTTCGTGGAAGGCTGGACCGAGCGGCTGGACCGCCGCACCGGCGAGTGGACGATCGAGCTCAACTGCTCACCCGCCGACGGGCTCGCGGTCTGGGCGTTCGGCACCGCCGGCTATGGCGAGTTCGGGCAGACCACCCGCGTTGCCCTCTAGCGCGGGGGGTACAGCCGGGCGGGATCTCCGGCTTCCATGTCGGACTCGTAGCCGAGGCCAACGGTCAATTCATGGCCATCGCCGCTATGCCAGGCGAGGAAGTCGGCGAGCTGGACGCGGTCGACCTTGCTTCCATCCGGCCACATGAGCGCAGCCCCGCAAGAGCATTCCAGGAACGCCGTCTCGACCGACATATGAGGAGTCTAACCCTTGACCTGGACGACACCGGCCACGCCCACACTCGGCCAACTCGTCACCTCCAGCTACTGGGACCCGCAGGTCAAGAACAACCTCACCTACCTCAAGGACAAGCAGGACACCGTCAAGTACGGGCAGCGCACCACCAACACCAGCGCCTTCTCCAGCTCCGAGACCGACATCGTCACTGCGGCGGCATTCACCCCGGTTGACAGCTCGCGGCTGCTGAGGGTGTCGGTGGTGGTCCGCGGCCTACAGTTCTCCGTGGCGACCGACATCTTCGTGTTCCGCATCAAGGAAGGCTCCACCCAGCTCCAGGAGCGTACCGTCCGCTCCGAGAGCGGCGGCACCGGCACCGACGGCTTTGACTTCTGGGTGTACATCCCCAACCCGACCGCGGCGTCCCACACCTACAAGCTCACCGGTGGGCGGGTCGATGGCACCGGTACCTGCGTCATCCAGGCCGATGCGACCTACCCCTGCCAGATCCTGGTCGAGGATTGCGGCGCCGCATGACGCTGCGCCGCTCGCTCTCCTTCGCTGGCCGCGCGACCCGGGCCGCGACCCGCCGCCTGGGCCGCCGCGGCGCCGCGTTAGGGTGGTTCGCAACTCTCGACCTGGCGTTCGCGCAGAGCCTCGCCGACCCGGTCCAGCAGGCCCAGCTCCGCGCCGCGCCGTCCTACCGGGTCATCCTGTACGTCGACCCGCTGGTC